GGCGGCGGCGGGTTGCGCCTGTGGAAAAATCTATTGGCGGGGGGGTGTCGCGTCGCGCAGGTAGTCGCGTGCGTCGCGGTTGCCGCGTCTGCTGTTGCAGGATCGGTGAGCAGGTAGCAACGGGCTTTCAACATCACCTGCAAGCACATGGTCTGCGGTGAATGGATCGTTTGGTATCGCACCCTTGCCGCACAACCAGCAATGCGTTGCTTGTGCAACTATCTTGCGTGCGCGTCGCTGGTAACTGCCGCGTCGGTGTGCGGGTTTGGGTTTGTTGTTTCGTTTCTTGTTGAATTGTTTTGTGCATCGTTGGCATCGTGTGGCGGTGGATAGTTCGCCGCAGTTCAGGCACGGTTTGTGTATCGGCATGGTCAGGGTTGTTGGGTGATTTGTGCGCCGCATTCAGGGCAGATGATGGTGGCTGGTTCGGGGGGTGGGGGTGGGGTGGTGTCATCTAGTAGGCGTTGTAGATCGTCACCGTCAAACAGCGTGCCATCTAGTTCTTTTTCGGTGGCGGCTAGTTCTTTCAATAGTTCTAGTAGTGCGGTGTCATCGTATGTGGCTAGGTCTGTTGCGCGGTTGTCTGCGATCAGGATGCGTAGTGCGGTGTCATCGTCGCAATCAAATGATTGTGCTTGTATTTCTTTCCAACCTAATTGTTTCGCGGCTTTCCATGTGTGGTTGCCTGCGATGATGTGGCGTGTTGTTTTCTGGTAGATGATTGGTCTGTATTGTCCGAAGGTTTGAAGGCTGGTTGCGATTGCGCCGATATCGCCTTGCCGCACATTGCGTGGATGTGGGATCAGTTGATTGATGTTGATGACCACCATTGGTTGCCCCATATGTAGGAAGGGTGTACGCCGATCCAGCACGCTACTTTGTCTGCTTGATAGATGGGTATTCCTTTTTCGCGCCACTTGTTGATTGTGGTGCGGTGGATGTTTAGTGCTTCCCCGATTTGTGTGTTGGTTAGTTCCAATCCGTCTATCAGGCTGAATAGTGGTTCGGCGGATAGGCGGCGGTTCTTGTGCCGCCAGAACTTCGGGATCGTTTTATCTATCGGCTTCTTGTTCATTGGTGTTCCCTTCTGTGATGGTTGTGTATCTGGCTGAACCTAATCCGCGTGCTGTTCCGTTGGTGTCTATGTAGCACCATTGGGGCGCGTCGGGGTCGCAGTTGCATCCTGTGATTTGGCGCGGGTTGTGGCGCACGATTGTTTTGCACCATTCGCAGATGATGGTGGTCATCGCGGTTGGCTGATTTCTGCTTGTAGGGCTAGGTATCCGATGAGATCGGTAAGGCTGTCTTTGTGCAGAATGTCGCGTTCCAGATTGGTTCGGATGCGTGCCAACTTCACCGAAGCCATGAATAGCAGGCATTGGTGCAAGTCAAGTTGTATTCCTGTCAGCGCGTGGAAGATGGTGCGTACCTTCTCATAGTCCTGCACGACATGACCATATGTGGCGTTGCGATCCTTGTTTATGATTTGGCTTGCATCCACAAGGATTGTCGTGGCGTGCATCATCGGTGTTTCGCTCATATGCGATCTGGATACATCGGTGGCGACCATGACCAATCAGGGTTCAACGCTGGTCTGGTGGCTAGATGGATTGAACCATCCGCCCACATCCACAGCAGAACATCAATGCTTTCGTTCAACCCGTGTGCGTTGTCGGGGTGAAGGCGCACGATCCAGCGACAGCATCCATCGGCATCGGCTTCAAGGATTGTGCGCGGTGCTTCTGGCACAATATCGCCAAGATCGCTGTTCGGCATCAGCGTTGCCATAGTTCTTGTTGTGTTGCGTGCATCTCGCCACGCAAAGCCTGCAATTCCTGAATGCGTGCCTGCGTTTCCCGCGCCCGCGCCTGATCGCGTTTCGCATCGCTTATCTTTGCGACAAAGAAACCTACACACGAACCCACAACGATCCCTGCCAGATACATCGCCCATTTCACAGAAACCAACCCCTGAACGCGATACCCGCCATCAATCCGCCCAACACGACGATTGCCACAACTAGGAAACCTTCAAGCATCACAGTTCCACGCCTTGTTGAATGTGAAGCCGTAAGCGATCTATGTGCGCTGTCAGTTCGCGGATGGTTTCGGTGTGCTTCGCAAATTCGGCTTCAAGCAAGGCGGCTGTGGTGCGGGCATTGTCGCGTTCTTCCCGTAGCCGTTCGCACGCAACTTGCAATTCGTCGCATCGTGCCTGCCACATTTCAATTTGTGTTGCGTCGCTTTCGCTGGTCATCTTGTTTCCTTTTCAGTTCGCGTTGTAAAGCATTGATGGTTTCCACAAGTGTTTGTTCGTCAGCCGATCCGACGAACACCCTTTGAAGGAAACTGATTGCATCCGCAAGTTGTTTCGTCGTGAGCATTCGCTATTCCTTTCATCGCGGATGATGTGGCGTGTCGGACTTTCACCGACAAGGTGACAGCAGGGAAGGAACAGCCCTGCATCATTGCCACCCGCTATTGCCGCCACACGAACATCCATCTTTGTTCAGTTCCTTTCGCTACCGCGATGCTACTTGCGGGGTGTTACAAAGCATCCAGATCGGTAAGTATCCACGCGCCCATCACAACCATCAGCGTAAGTGCGACGCTGAACGGGTGGATTGACCAGCCTTCACCGATCATCTTGTCTGCATTTGGTGCGAAGAACGCTGTTCCGAATGCGCCGAACCCGAACATGATTGCTTTCATTGTTCTTCGCCTTTCGCCAGATCGGGTCGCATACCTAGCCAAGTTTCTTTGTCTAAACCTTTCGGTTTGCGCTGTCGGCAATTCGGGCAAATGTCTTTGTTGCGGCTGAACGCCCAACCATCGTCGCGGGCTATTTCACGCATTTCGGCAACCGTAGTTGCCCAACTATCGTTCTGTACGCCGCATTTGTCGCAGACCAATTCAACGCATATCTGATGTGCCATTGCTATTTCCCTTCATTGTTGTTGTTGCGATTATTCAGTTCATTCAACAGCACACCATAACCTTCCCGTGCCGCATCAATATTCACCCCTACATATTTCCATTCGTCATCCGCTTCAAGTTCATCAATCCCGCGACCTGCCACTTGTAGCAATGCTTCCAAGCGTGTCGTTGAAAGTTTCTTCGCCCATGTCGCGTTGCTCAGTTTCGTTGCCATGTTCAGTTCCATCCTTCTGGTGTCACATCACCGAAGAAGGCTTTGCGCAATTTTTCCCACTTTGCATCAATCTTTGTAGTGAAGTACGCATCCTTTTGATAATCCGTTTCCCAACAACAAATGTCGTTCAGAATTTTGATTGCGCCATTCAAATAGTCGCGCACATTCCATTTGTGATCGGCGTTCAGAATAAGAAACCGACGCTGGAAAAGTTCGGTACGGAAATCCATGTTCACGCACCAGCCTTTTGAAGTTCAACCATCTGCGCGTAGATCGCATCTTGCTGTTCCTCATATTTGCGGATGATTTGAATGCGTTGAGCGCGTGCCGCTTTGCGGTTACGCGGCACAGGCATTTCCATCAGCCCGCGCACGATGTAACCGATGCGCACATATTCGGCGCGAAGTTCTTTGATCTGGTCTGCGATGGTCATGTTCACGCACCAACCTTTTCATCAACATTCATAAATTCATCGGTGCAGACATTGATAACCCATGCATTGATCATTTCTTCCAATTCGGTCATGCGACCATTTGCAATCGCATTGTTGATTGCATCGCTGATCAATGTTCCGTTACCAAGACGATTGCTGTTGAATTGCTTGCGCAGGATTGTTTCTGCAATTTTGATGATTGCTTGCTGTTCCATGTTCCTTGTTCCTTTTGTTTTGCGGGCTTTCCTGTATCCCGATGTATTCAGCATAAGCCGATCCCGAACCCGATTGCAAGTCATATCGCAAGATTTCCCAAATTTCTTCCAAAACCCTTGTTTCATGCAGGTTTCCCCCAAAAGCACGCAATAGGAAGCGATATGAGCGTTCCAAAACACGGGGGGTGCTATCTACATACCCCCCACCCGTATCCCACGCCTAAGCGCACGACAGGCATCAATCACAGCCTTTCCACGCCCAAGCAGACCAACCACACCTGCCTTCGCCCCTGTCATAGTCAAAAATGGCTTTCGCCGCACGCAGGTTCAAAAACGGATCATACAAATCGTGCGCACCCGAAACCACGCTGACGGTTTGCAGGTATCCGTTCGGATACCACTTCGTGCCTTGCACCCAAAACACATTCACCTGCGCCAACCCAACCGAACCCGTGATGCCATCCACCGTATTCGGATCGGAAGAATTGTTCTGCGTTTCATCGCATCGGCTTTCACGCCACAACACCGCATCCAAATCCGCAAGATCGGCGGCATCCCAACCAGCCGCAACAGCCGTATCCCACCATTGCGGGCAACGCGCATCCGCCGCAACAACAACCGTGCTTGTAGTTGTCGTTGTCGTTTCAGGTGCAACGCTCACAGCCGCCACAAGCGGCGGTGGCGGCGCATACGCACCCTGCGACACACCAGCCACCACACCGAACGCACCCACCAAACCAAACATCACACCAGCAAAGAACTTCATCAGTCACCCGCTTTCATCTGTTGGAAAAACCTGATCGCCGCTTCCTGATATTCGCTATCACGATGCGCAACTGCTTCTTTCAATTCATCCAAACTGCGTCGCGTGTGAACCATTGCAGACGCGAACGATTGAGCCTGCACCACATTCGGGGATGCTTCCCGTTCCCCATCCGTGCCACCAGCGTAGTCCGAAACGGTTTCGTCTGCCCACCGCCCGTCACGCAACCATGTCGCGGGATACGCAATGAAGTTCCGATCCTTCTGCGTCTGCTTGTAACGCTCAACAGCAGATAGCACTTCGTCAAGCGTCGGTGCGTCATCGCCGCGCATCACTTGCGCCCATGCTTTCTGTGCGTCGCGTTTCGCCACCTTGCGCGGATAGGCGATCCAGAACTTTTGAAAGTCTGGCGCAACATCTAGTTTCTTCTTATCTAGTTCTTCTATTGAAGTGCGGAAACCGAAGTTCGGTGAACCGACATTCGGAAACTGCACTTCGGTTATGTTGCGCGGCTCATCATAAACGGTGCTGTGCGTGCGCCACAATCCAGCCGTGTCCTGAACACGGGTACGAACCAGATAACCAGCATCTTCCAATTCCTTCAAAGCCGTAAGGATCGCCGCCCTACCTTCCTTGCCTTCACGCGCAAGGCTGTCAGCCGAAGTGCGCCAATTATCGGGGCGCGACAAGATGCACGCCAACAAGCCACGCGCCCGATACGAAAGCCGATCATCACGCAACACATCGTTCCCGATGATGGTGAAGTTGGTGGTCTTGCGTTCACCGCGAATAATCATTTGCCCACCACCGCAAGCATCTTGTCCAAAGGCGTGAGATCGTCTGCGTTCAACACCAGCCGTTCCCCATACCCGTAATCGTGCAGGAAGTGCGTGCGAAGGAAACGCCTGCGCGACACACCGCCGATGATTTCAAATGTCGGATCATCCGCAACTGAATGCTTGTCAGCAAGATGACGCACAAGCAACGCCGCATCCGCAACGAAGTCATCCGCGCTGTTGAATATCAGCGCACGCAAACCAGAAGTTTTGATTTGCCACGACAAACCGAACGCCTTGCAATCCCTGCCATCATCACCACCGATCATCACCTGCAAATTCGGTTCGGTACGCAAGGCGCGACAGCCTGCAATCTCACCCATTATCCCAATCAAACTGACCCCCTGTGATGTGTTGTTCCTGTCAAACTTCTTATCCCGAATGTCGTGCGTATCCTTCACGCGAAGTTTTCGTTCCACCCAATCATTCGCCGCCCAAACTTCCTGTTCCGTCAGCGTGTAGATCATTCGCCTTCCCCGTAATATTCCGCAAGCGCAGGCGCGATGTAATCACGCCACACAGACAAACGAAGCATCACCAAACCTTCACTACCCCATTCATCAGGCATCAGAACAGCGCGGCACGGTTTCCTGAGCGAACCAAAATCCGCTTCATTGGAACGCACCTGCTTTTCAATACGAAGCCACGCATTCACCGCCGCCTGTATCTGCTTCCCTGATTTCACTTCGTTGGCAAATATCGGATCGTTCCACCGTTCTTCGTTGGCATCACCGAACTTGTGCGACGGTGCAACACCCAACGCCTTCCGCGCATCACGCTGTTTCTTCAAACCTTTCCTGCGTGAACGCCGCCCACGCGCAACGGGATCACCACATCCTTTGATGCGGCGTTTCCCGTCACGCGCAGGTTTGCCCAAAGTGCCGAACAGGGGGCAGTTCGTCACCTTGCACTTGTCGGGGTTGCCTTCGCAATCCCCTTTGCGTGTGTCACCGTTTGACATTGGCGCACTTCTTTCTAGCCTGCGTCACCGTCAAACCGCGTTGCAGTTCGTACCTGATGTGGCGGCGTTGCTTCGGTGTCGTTTCACCGAACACACCCCAACGATCATCCACATCATCAAGTTCAATCACCAACATCAAGCATTGATCCTTCACAGGACACGATGCGCAGATTGAAAGTGCCTTGTCAAACCGTGCTTCGGTCAGGCTTTCAGGGAAGAAGATTTCCGTTGCCATACCGACGCATCGCGCATTGTCGCGCCACGCTTGCACCGCCATCAGAAGGGTTCTTCGTCTGCTGGTGCGGCTGGTGCTTGCATCGCATTCATCAACGCGCTGATGACCTGCGATGCTTCCTTGCTGGTGAGCGCGGAAAGTTTCCCGTCAAGCGTGCGCCCCGTTTCCTTTTCCGCGAACGCAATCAGATCGCTGTTATTCATCTGCTTTTCCCGCGTCAGTTTGCCAAGCAAACCGATTTGCTTCTGCGTAATCAATCCCGTTTTCGCTGGTGCGGTGGTCACTTCTTGTTGCACCTTCGCTGTCGGAAACGCTTTGATGACAGCCGAAACCGTTTGATCTTGTTGGCGGTACTTCACTTCGTCAGCCGAAGCAACCTTGCCTGTGGTGTCGCACGCCAACGCCGCCATGATGCATCGCCCCCACGCGGAAGTTTCAGCGTTTTGAACCATGCTGTCGCGGGTGAAATTTGACTTCGCCACGCACGGTTCAATCGCCACCGCTACTGCGGGCATCGGATCGTTCGGCGTTTTGTAGCACGCCGCCACATAAACGATGTATTCCGTGCCACCAATTTCTTTGATGGTGAACGGTTCGGCAGGGTTGAACGGGCGAAGCACCGCATCGGGATACTTCGCTTTCAGTTGTTCAATCCGTTCGGCAACGGTCAGATACCCGTCAAGTTGGAATGTCATTGTTGTTTCTTTCCCTTCGTTGTGCGGAACACCCTGAATGGTGAACCTTGCTTTTCATACTGTGCGACCAGATCAGGATGATCCTGCCGCATTCGTGCAACATCGGTTGTTGCGCGACCCTTCTGCTGTTTCCAAGTAACAGCAACTTCGCCATTGATAGTTCCCGTATCCGCATCCAACAGCATCCGCGCCAGATGATCCTTCGCGTTCTTTTCCAACGCTTCTGCATCCGCGCTCATCTTGCGTGCGTCGTTCAACGCTTCAATCCAGATAATCGCATCAGCACCCAATTCAACCTGCTTGTTTTCCACTTTGAACAGCGAAGCGATTTGTTCGGCGGAAAAGTTATCAATGTCATCGGGCATCGGTTCGCCGCGCAACACCCATTCACCGAACACTTCCGCTTCCAGCCGCAACGCATCAAACGCGGCAGGGTTCGTCGGGCATTCAATGACGGATAGCCGCAGGTCACGATCCAGCACCGACAGGAACACGGGGCAACCCATCACCATCGCCTGCGCCCACATCTGCCACAGGTACACCTGCGGAATGTCCGATGCATCACGGATGCTGTGGCGTGAAGTGGTCTTGCATTCCACGCACACCGCAGGCTTCGTCGGATTGTCCACGCCATCGGCGGTGATGAGCCATTGACCATCGCGGTACTGAACTAGCGGTGTCACGAACGGAACGCCCAACTGATCGGATGCGTATTGCAACAGCATCGGTTCGGCATAGTTCCCTGTGGTCATCGCAGAAGTTGGTGCGGCTTCATTCACTTCCAGCGTTGCCTTCTCAACGAACAAATCGCCACGCGACCTGAACGGTGAAGCACCCATCAAGATCGGTGCATCCGAACCGCCGAAGGAAACCAAACCTTCGGGGGTGCGTTTGCGTTGCGCAAGCCATTGCGTTCTGTCTGCGGGTTTGGTGATCAGTTCCATGTTCACACCTTCGCATTCTGTGCGAAGCCGCTAACGGTTTCTGCGATGGCGATGGCATCCGATTTCTTCCACCTGTAAGCGGTGTTGTATTCGCCCCACACCCATTCACCGAACGGGTTGGTGCGCTGATACCACTTATCAAGGAACGGGTGCTTCACAACCCATGTCTTGTATGTGCGGTGCTTGTACCGCTTGTAATCGGGCTGTGCCTGCATCGCGGCAAGTTCGGCTTTGTGCCGATCTTGTGTTGCTTGCACCGCTTCCATCGCGGCTTTCGGAATGTGGATATTCATTGGTTGTTCCCTTCTGTCTTGTTGTTGGTGTCATCTTGCCCGATGGGTGTAATGGGGTTTGGCAACACGAACCGAACCGCGTGCCACCCCTGATGTTCAATGATGCGATCAACGCTGTAACCCCATTGCTTGACTTCACGGAAGTTGATATCCACCTTCCACCGTTTCATCCACGCTTCGCGCAAGCAGTAGTAGAACATCTGGTGATGTGCGTTTCGGTTTTCGCCATTTCCCGAAATGGGTGGACAGGCGATGTGTGCAAGTTCGTGTGCCAATAACGCCCAAGTCCACTTGCTTCGGTCATCATTCTGTGTCGGATCAACACCAATCTGAATATCCCTGCCGCCTGCATAACCGCGTGTGCGCCCCCAATCACGCCCGCGCACAATCTCAATGCGCGGTAGCGGCTTGCCTTTGTGCCATTCCTTCATGTGCTTCCAGATGCGCACCGCTTCCTTCTCAATGATGCGCCTGCGGATCGCGTCGCACCTTTCCTGCGCCTTCTTCGGTTCGGCGCGTCTGCGTGCAACCTGACGCTTCTGGCGTGCCTTCTCGCTGACGAACGCGGCACGCTGTTCACGCTTCGCTTCCAACGCAGGTGCGATGCGCTCAACAAGCCGCCCACCTTTCGCTGAACATGGAAGGCAGTAACGCCGCACATCATCCCTGCGCGGCTTCGTCGGTGCGAGAATGCCCGCGCCGCATTGCGGGCATTTCCATCTTGCTTGCTTCGTGGTCATCGTTGTTCCTTTCCGATGATGTTGTTGGTTTTTACTTCTGGTTCTCGCGGTCTGCCTGCGGATCGCGCACTTCGTACTTGCGCCCATCTGACTTGCGGAAGATATCGCGCCTGTCATTGATGAGCGTGCGCACCGTCGCTTCCGAACATTCACCGATTGCCGCAAGTTCCTTCACCGTCACTTCCGCGAAGATGTTGTTCTTGCACCATGCGATGATGCGGTTGCGCCCGTCTTGCTTCGTTGCCCAACCTTCGCTGATTTTCGCGGTTGCGATCATCTGCGCTTTGATATCGGCTGGTACAAGTTTGCGAATGCGACTAGGTACTTTCACAACCCAAACGGGCGCACCGTACTTTTCAATCGCTTCCGCAACTATGTCGGTTGCTTCCTTGATGCTGGTCATTGGTTGCCCCATTGCTTCTTTGGCTTCGGCGTGACACCCTGCGCGATCAACGCTTTGTGCGTTGCGCGTGCGCTTGCCCGCAATCCGATATCGGGTTGATCCGAATAGAAGGCGTAGTAATCGGCATCGCTCAATAGTTCTTGCGCTTGCTTGATGGTCAGATTTACGAAGTAGTGCGCTTTGGTTTCTTCTGCAAGAACTGCATCCAATCCAATTCGCATTCCGTAACCGCTTCCATCTTCTTGACGCAAGCAACTGCGCTTGATGTGATCATTTACAAATCGCTTCGGCAATTTGTAAGTGGTTGTTTCGGTCATTGTTCCTTGTTCCTTTTCTTCGGGTGTTCCTTATCCCGATGTATTCATCATAGCACACGCCACCAACTATGCAAATCCAAAACACCCCCAAAACAGCCCAAAAACCGCGATCTTCAAAAAAACTTCCCGCCAACCCCAACAACCACGCCACCAAAAAATTTACAAAAAATCCATTGACACACATTCCCCGAATGCGGGTGCGCACCACTAATTCGGTGCAACACCCGCACCCGCGCCGATGCAGAAGGGGGGAACATCGTGCGCATCAAAACCTAACACAACCAACTTCTTCACCATCCCAACAGGAACAGCAAGCACACCATCCAACGCACCATCATCAGTCACCGATTGCGCAACAACAACATGATCCTTCTTCTTCTCAGGCAACAACCAACCAACCGTTTCCACGATGCACGGATCATCACCGATTTCATCCGCTTCCATCCAATCACCTTCGTTCACCGCGTGCGCATCGTGCCACACCAGAAGAACCATCTGATGTTCAATCATCGTCATCTTCGCTTTCGCAAATGATGATGCGTTGCACCTTGCACCTGCACATCACCAACCTTCACGCTTTCTTTCCTGACAGAAGATCGGTGCTTGCACCGTGATATTCCGTTCGGGTGTAACTATCGCCAACGCCTGCTGTGGCGGTTCAAAACCAAACCCCATCAACATTGCGAATTCGTCGTACCCTTTCAGCGAACCATTGATGATCAGATGCGGCGTACTTAGATAACTGTGCCAATGACCAATCCACAGCGTGCGAAAGTTTTGCCCCGTCTGCAAGAACTTGCTTTCCTTCCTTGCACGCATCCGCATCACGGGCGGATAGATACCGCCGATGCCGCCGCCACCATGCACCTGATCACCGTGCGTAATCAGATGCCCGTGTTCGTAGATACGCAGGAACGCATCCGCCGAAGTAGGAATGTTGAACGACACCCGCACATCCTTCGCGAAGTACCGTTCCACCATCTTCCCCAACAACCAATCAAAGTTGCTAACCACACGCTGTTTCATTCGCGGCTTGCGCGACATACGCCCATGATTACCAACGACGCACACCACCTGCACACGCTTGAATTCATCCGCGAACAAATCCACCACACCCGCGATCTGCTCAGACCAGAACAAACAACTTTCCAGCATCGTCGCTTCGTTCGTTTCTTTCAGTTCTTCGTGAATGTCACCCGAAAAAATATCGCCACCCAAAATCAGAACGATCCCGTCATACTTCACGCCCGCCAAATAATGACGCGCCATCTTCACAACATTCTTCGCCCACCGTTCCAACCGCATCTTTGCGATCTCACGGTTGTAGGCGTTCAACCCTTCCATTTCGTCGGGTGAAACCACTTCGTCAAAGTGGGTATCCGACAGCATCGCCACCAGCGTCGCGGCAGACGGGCGCGGCTTCGCAGGGCGCAACCAATGCGGCGGTTCTATCTCGCTGGTATTCACCGTTTCAATCGCACGGATGATGCTGTTCGCTTCATCCATCGCAAGCGTCAGCCGTGCCACTTCCCGTTTCGCGCTATCCCGTT